TTTTCCTATTTGATTTAGTTACACATATTTCAATTCGCGTTCCATTTTATACGCTCCCGCTCCAGCTCCCGCTCCAGCTCCTACTCCCGCTCCAGCTCCCACTCCTGCTCCCGCTCCAGCTCCCGCTCCAGCTCCCGCTCCTGCTCCAGCCCCTGCTCCTGCTCCTGCTCCTGCTCCCGCTCCTGCTCCAGCTCCTGGTCCCGCTCCAGCTCCTACTCCCGCTCCAGCTCCTGCTCCCGCTCCTGCTCCTGCTCCCGCTCCTGCTCCCGCTCCTGCTCCAATAATATGAAATATTCTTAAGGAAGTGTCTCATTTTTGGCCTTTAAATAGTTCATGACTCCATTTTGTAATATCAATTACAGAATCAAGAGAGATGAAAACATCTTCAACAAAGGCCTCGTATTCATTGCATTTACCTTCTTTAAGAAAATCATGAAAACGCCCGGTGTCTGCAATCCAGCAAGCCTCTTCTAAAATAAGCCATTTACCGGAAATATCTTTTAATCTTCCTAGATGAAAATAAGTCGCAGTACGAATGAAATATTTTTCACCTACTTTGAATGGGTTTTTATTTACACTAGCCATTTTTTTACTCCTTTAGTTCCTAATTTAAAATAAATCATTTAGATTAATCTTCAGCGCCTTATAGATCTTAAATAATGTTTCAAGGCTTGGGTATGTTGTTCCACGCTCATACCTTGACACCTCACCTTGATGCATCTTTATTTTCTTAGCCAATTGCGTTTGTGTGAGACCAGATTTTTTTCTAGCCTTAGTTATCGCCACACCGATATTCTCTAACTTATGCACACATCACCATCTTGCACATATTCCATGCACTCCTGTTCTATAGATGTTTTCTCGGTACTACCTATATTACCTAATATGTCAACGCGCCGACAAGAAGCAGTTGGAATACGACAAGAAAAAATCCAAGGAAAACTATTTTACGAATCATGCTTTGTCCGTACATTTTGTTTCGGGTAATTAAGAAACCTTGCCTTATAGTTTTCTAAAGGGTTTGCCATCATCTTACAGTTTTGGGAGCACCACGTTTGTTCGCTCGTCGCTAACACTTTGAAGCTGCGTTTACATTCCTGGCAATGCCTTAACTCTAGCTTTAAAGATTCAGTCATTTTAATTCCCTTTCAACGTCTTCAACTGATCTGGCCACAAAGGCAATACCGCCGGATTTATTAAACTTACTAATAAACTCTAATTGCTCAGGTGATACTTTGCCTTTTTGCGTTTTCACTTCTATTGCCAAGGCCCTTTCACGAAATATCCCCAGAATGTCTGATACGCCACGAATATGAAATTTAGAGTTTTTCTTTCTATAGATTTTACGAATCGGATCATAAATCCCCACTGAGTCATTTGGCCAAACAAAGCATTCACGTTTCCAGCTTAAGTAATCGAGTATTGAGTTTTTAATTTCTTGCTCAGTCATTTGTTGACCTTCCTAAAAAACATATCAAGCCGCTCCCGATGGTTCTGGATTATAACTTGGTTTTCGCTCATGAATCATTTCCCGTAATAACTTTGCGTACTGTTCACCATCTTGAAATGAAATCTTCTTTGTCACTATGCCTCTAAGAATTGAAAAAATTTCCGTTATTTCTTCTTTTGAGAAAATTGAGGTTTTGTCTTTTGAACTTGGCAAGTTGTCAATTCTGAAATTCTGATTTTGCCACTGACTCCATGTTGGCCATTGCTCTTGGTGACTATGTCCCACACTACAATCACACTTAAAAACATATGGGGAGCTTTCTACTTTTCTTTTTACAGCCACAATCATTCCGTCATAACATTTCCCGCAAGTTCCTAGAAAATGTTTTTGAGGAAATGAATGAATCGCTCGATTAGTTAGTTCAAACTCTGTGAATTCTGGAAACAGTGGCGCCTTGTGACCGCCACATGCATTTGTAACAAAATGTCCAACCTTTTCAGCGGGTAACTTTTCAATAATGTGCCATAGCTTTTGACATACGCCCTCGTCGTAGTACTTTTCGCCAAAGCGGTTCATGAGCCGTTTGATCTGGATGAGAAAATCACTACGCTCCATTTTCAACCACATTCTTTTCAGCCCAGAGGTCTATTCCGGTTTTTGCATGCTTGGATTTTTTATCGTCGTATTTTCCTTCCATGGCTTTTATGTGGGTTTCAGGTTTAATTAAAAAATCAAAATCAGCTATCCAAACCCTTTCATTGTCGCCTTTACAAAACTTTGAATTAGTTAGTTTTTTAATAATAGTAACCCAATACTCTGGGTCTGGCTTCTCCCGCCATCTAGCCTTAGCTGAAATCTTTCGATTGCTACCGCATTCTATTACTTTTGGCAACTCTCCTGAATGTTTATTCCAAATTGTGGCTAAGGTAGGCAAGGTGGCGCGCGCGCCCCTGTCTGTCTTGTCTGTCTTGTCTGTCTTGTCTGTCTGTCTGTCTGTAGCGATACCATTTGTGGGACGATGGTTGGCATTTGGTTGGCTATTGTCCACCGCAAGTAATTCTGAATCAAAAAGTTGTTGAAGATCCGCATGAATCTCTTTTGGCTTACGTTTCAAAATTGCAGAGGTATATGAAAGGCTTAGCTCAACATACTCTTTACACTTTTCTGATCTTAGACAATAAATGAAAATCAAAAGACGTTGTTGTTCACCTGTTAATGGAAACACTCTTTGATCTGAAAAAAACTTATTTTGAAATCTGAACCAAACATGATTGGTTCGATCATTTCTTGGGTTGAATTTCTCCCAATTTGGAACGCTTATTTTAATTAAATTATCCACAACTCCCCCTAATATTTCGGTTGCCTTTATCCGTTTAATCTGTCTGTCTTGTCTGTCTGTCTGTAGCGATACTATTTGTGGGACGATAGTAGGCGTTTGATTGGCTATTGTCCACTGATTTATTCCCAATACCGATTGAGTTAGCCCGTCTGCAGTTAAGGCGGGCTCTTTTTTTAAGTTTTGCTTTTGAAATTTAAGTGCTTTAGAATTTAAAGATTGTTCCGATAACTGCATGCGACTTAAGTTGGTCGCGACATCTGAGGCTCTAAATATCCTGATCGGATCGATGAAACACTCGACCACAAATTCGACCAGTAGGCATTGCCCTACGTTGGGCTCAATCGAGCTAATCAAAACATTGAAGTTCCGAGACAAATTCACAGAAAGCATGTAAGTGTTTAATTCTATAGGTACTTTTATGGTGCGGCCGACAGGAGTCGAACCTGTGACCCTCAGATTCAAAGACTGTGGCTTGTATTTTAAATTCATTATTAAATCTAGTACGTTAACTTTTAAAGTAAGCACGTTCGACCACGTTTCGACCACAGCGCGCAATGTCATTTCTTGCCTCGACGTTCTGCCTGATAAACTTTTTTACGTCCCTCGGCTTTAAACTTTGTATAGTGTCGATCCATGACTTCTTTACTCATACCTAAAACATCTTGAGATAATTGCTCAGATACTCCTTGCTCAGCGAACCTTGTCGCCCTTGTCACTCTCATGTCATGGCGGCGTAATCTTCCAACTATACCAGCGTCACGCTTAATCCTGGCCCATGCTTTCTTATTCCCATCTCTACCGATTGCCTTGGTTGGATCCTTAGGCGAAGGAAATAGTGGCTCATAAGTGTGACTATCAAATTGAGCCTTAAGCTCTTTTTCAACTTTAGGATGAATGGGTACTGACCTTCCGCGTTTTTTAACTCGCCCAGTTTTCACAAATGTTGAGGGGAGATCGATCTCTTTAGAATCCCAGTTAATGAACTTCTTTTGACAAGTACACACCTCACCAGGCCTCATGCCCATATAAATGCCCATGAGAATTTGGAGCCTTTGTTGTGGAGTATTACATGAATCTAAAAGATTACTTTCTTCTTTAAGCTCAATTGACCTTCCTGGCGACTCCGTTGCTGGGTCGTAATCCTTAAGCTCAGGCACTATGGATAATAAACGCTCACCTGTTTTTCGGTCTCTTTGCTCATGCATAAAATAAAGGAAATGTCTCAAGTAGGCTCTATGGTGCTTAAGCATACGCCCTGGGTTTTTCTTTTGAAACCAAGCCGCATACTCAAGCCAAAGGCCCTCATTGATCTCTCGAACATCTAATGGCCTGTCTTTATAAACAAAGAAGAACTTTGATAAGTGAACTTTCCATCGAGACTTTGCATCCGCTCTAGATGCTTTAGATTTCCAACTTGTTTCTAATGATTCAATCCATTTAGGCTGCCAGTCTTGAACGAGTATCCCAAATTTTGTCATCGATTCTTTTTCGGAATCATAACCAGAAATTATCTTACGCCCAGATGATACGGCCTGTTTTATTTCAGCCACTAAAGCAGGGAGGCTTCCTCGAATACCCGTGCTTCTAGTTTTTCTCGCACCATTCACCCAAAACCTGACATAGATCATTCCTGAGTGTGGGTCATAATAATAATCAGGGTACTGCGGAATCCTTAAGAGGTTGCCCATTTTGTTTTATAGCCCACTCGCCCTCGTAGTATTGCGAGCCTCAAAAGCCTCGATGTCTTTGATTGGAAATCGAATTGAACCGTCACCTATTTTAATAAAAGGAATTTTGTTTTCTGCTTTCATTTGTTTTATTTTGTTAGGAGAAACTTCCCAACGCTTTGCGAGTTGTTCTGTTGTTAAAAGACCTATTGATTTCTCACTAGCTTCTTTAACATCAAATCTTTTCTCTAACTCTGTGAGAACTTTTAAAAGTTTCTCTTCAATTTGTTCTGTCATTTAATATTCCCTAATTAGTGCAAAACGCTTTAGAGCAATTCACGTTCCAGTCCCCATATGTCCGTATGTGTTTCAAGCTGCGTCTGTCTGTTTCACTCAGCAATACCATTTTGTACAAATGACACCACCACTATAGACAACTCACTAATGAATCACCTCTAAATCAGATTCACTATCATCAACGCTAACAAGCTCAATGCTTCCATACTTTGGACAACTCTCATCGTCTTCTGCACATTCAAACTCACACTCATTACAAACAATCAAAATTTACTCACTGATATTGGTTCTAATACCAATGGCAGGTAATGTTTTTGTCTCTCAAATTCACGTTTGGCATTTTTAAACTCTTCTTCATCATTAAAATCTAAAACCCACTTCCCATCGCAGCCGCATAAACTACATTTGTCAGGATGCTTGCCATGCATTTTAAGACCGCATTGACTGCAAATGTGGATCATTCTCAGCTCGCTTTCGCTTTCTTAGCCTTGCATTTCGGGCAGTAAAGTTGATTAGGATTGTATTTAGAAACCAACCATTCACATGTATGCTCAGGAACTGAAACTTGGGCAAGAGCAGAAACGCTCGTTACGACACCAGTCTTGATTTCAGGATCTTTTCTATTCATCGCACTTTCAGCATCGTCATCTATTTGAGAAACCCCAGCAATTGCAGCAAGCGCATATCGTCTTGCGTAAGTTAAGGCCGAGCCGTTTCCTTGCGGGTCATCTTTTACAGGTTTATAATAAAGTTTTGAACCAATCCATTGGCCAGAGGAGTGAAGGATTACCGTCTCTAAATATTTGCCAAGTTCGTCTTCACCGCAAAGTTGAGTGATCGACATACCATGATTAGTAAGTGGCTTACGAATTGCCTCCCAGACAGAAGCAAGATCAGCATAATCACTTTTAAAAAATGGATTGGTCGAATCTTTAACGGCTCCGATGATTTCAGATTGAGCTTTAGAAAGTGCTGTCGCAAGTTCATTTATCGTATCTGACTTAATCATGCGCTCTCCTGTCTGGCTTTGTTTTTAAGCTCGGCCTTATCGAAGCTCACCGTTACCGTTTCACTACTCTTACCTCTATATTGCTCAAGATCTAGACCCTTAAGCTCAGGCACTTTGGAGTAATTCACAACGCCCTTGCGAAGGGTGCGAATCATTGTGATGCCAGAAGTACGTATGCGTTTGAAATGAGAGTATTCAGTCGCTAGCTTTTCTTTGAGCTGATCGAACTCTTCTTTTGTTTTTTCCATTTGAAGTTTCAAATTAAAGAGCTGATTAAATCTTGCGTCTTCTGGGCTGTGAAAGTCTCTCTCCGAAGGTTCTGGCGCCTCACCTTTGCGAACACAATTCATGAATTTAGTAATAGATTTTTTAATTTCTTCCATGCACTTAGTATCTGGAAATATTCTAATCCAAGCGGAGTCTTTACCGTCCATGGCAAAGTAAATACAATGATCTGCACCAGTAGCAAGTAACTGCGCTTGTACTTGGTATTTGTGATGTTCTGGAATTTTACCTGCTTTTACATCTAGTAAAGTTTTCGCACCCATGTATTTGGCTTCAAAAATGATCTTGTCGTTTTCAATGAAACCATCAAGGGAAGCTAATAGGTCTAAGACTTCAGTTGAAACAACCACTGCGGGTTTAAAATCTAATCCAAGATTATCCTTAACCCACTGCCTACCGATGGCTTCAGCTTTATGACCTCGATCAAAAAGAATTTGTTGAGTTGTCGTGATAGGTGGCTCTTGTCCTAAGACCTTTTCTTCAAATAGTCCCAGTGTCGTTTGATATGGAGAAAGATCAAGTAACACTGGGACCTGGCTTGCAGTAACGTACTTAAGACGCTCCTGTTTCCATTCATCAGAGCCTTGCTCAAGATTAATAATTCTATATGGTAGGATCATACTGACTCCTTAATAATTACTCGCCCTTGGCACTCGTACTTGCCCAATTCATCTTGGACGATATTCTTACATTCAAATCTAACTTCAAATTCTTGTGCGTTTTCAGCTTCCATATCTAAATATTCCAAACACTCACTGCTTAAGCAGTGAGGACATCTTTCATCGGAAGGATCTGGAATGATGACCGAGAAACCTTGATCGCCGCCATATGTGAAATCAACTTTGTCGCCAGGTACCAGTAATCGCGCGCGCACTTGTCTTAGTTGTCTTTCGAGTGTGTCGATTAATTGAGAAGTTCCATCAGTTTGATTTGGTTGTTTTTTAAAAGACATACGCGCTCATACCTCACCCACTTCATTTCCATTTTGATCAACCCAAACCCAGCGGCAATGAGTTTCACTGCAACAAAAATTATTAGACTCATCACCCTTGTTTTTATCGCAGTATGGACATCTAAATTCTTTTGCTAGTGATTCTTGAGCGTCACTTGCTTTTAAAATTGTGTGCGCAAGATTCATCATTCCAATATTTGGTTTGTCTGCAAGTTCAAATAACTCATCGATTGATGGTTTTCGTCCAAGTTCAACAGTGAGGAGGTCAAAAGCCGCTTGCTTTAAGAGTGCTGATTTGTTTATTGCGTGTAAATTTTTCACGGTGACCTCACATTCAAATCAAACAAGGTCATCCATGGCCTTATGTTTCTAGTTTTCGAACATACCCTTCGTTCCTATGATGCCTTGTGTTATATCTATCTGGCTTTTCCTTTAGTTCCGGCTACAGGAAAAAGCTCATCGATTGCGCATCCCAAAGTTTCACTCAGCCTCTGAAGCGTAATGAATTTCTTTGGGGCTTTGCCAGTAGATCGGGCTTTCTGGATAGTTGAAGCGGAAATTTGGCTTTGCACGGCTAATCTGCTTACACCATCCGGCCCGTTAATTTCTAACCACCCGTCTAAGAGCGGTCTGTTTACTCGTCTGCTTTCCATACACTCATAGTATGGAAGATTATTACTATTTGCAAGTAAAAAAATACTTTATTAGTACCGCAGTAATCACTATGTAGCTTTAGGATGTAAGTGGTGAGTACTATAGGCAAAAATCAAGATTTAATCCTGGCTGAAAATTTAAAGCGATTTCGTCGCAAAAAAAGTTGGAATCAAAACCAATTAGCTGAAGCGGCTGATTTGTCCTTGGGTGCAATTAAACAGATCGAGACTGGTCAAAGGTGGCCTCGAAAAGAGACGTTAGAAGACCTTGCTAGAGCACTTGATGTTACTGTGCCGGAACTTACATCTGCGGAAACCAAGAACTCACATACTATCGAGTCTTTATTATCAGCCCTACAAGAGCTTCAAAAAGAAAATGAACTACTTAGAACTTCCGATAAAACCAAAGACCCTCAAACAGCTGAATTCATACAACTATGGCAGCACGCAAATGAAAGACAAAAGAACCTCATCTTACGAATGCTAAGAGGACCCTCATCAGAATCAGAGCAAGCCTCTAAGAAAAAGGCTTAGTCTCAAGTAAGAATATCCACGGACCTCAAGGTGCCAATAGTGCCAATAGTCGGTTTTGGCACTATTGGCACTTCGTGGTGAGAGCAATTTCCACTAGCATACGCTTCAGTCTGTGTAGCGCGCGCTTCAATTTCGGTAGCGTACGCTTGGAAGCATTACTTTCTCTTCCAGGCATTTAAATTTATCACGTTGTTTTTGCTACATTCATTTTCATGATCATTCATACTCCTGAGCTGCTTCTCTAAATGCTGACAAAGATGTTCTGTATCAATAAGATGAGTATCAATTGCTCTAATCAAATCTTCTCGATTAGTAGTTCTTAGAATTATTTGGCTGACTGGATCTTCCATGCCAGCGAGTAATAAAAACAAAACTGATTTATTCAATATCCACGATCCCCAGCGGTGCCACTAAATCAAACAAGTTTATCTATATAAGGAGCTACCGGTAGCTTACGAGTTAAAACAACTCATGATTATTTACAATGGACCGCTCGGTAGATTAAATTATTTTTGTTTCCTCTCAAACCTACTGCTTTAGTCCTGTTTAAATATGCCGAGAAGCTAAGTAACAAGGGGATGGGAAATGAAAGCAGTGCTTTGTCTAATATTATTAATGACTAGTGGTTGTGCTCTACTTCCTAAAAAGAAGAACTATGTAAAGGTCGATCTTAAGACACATCTTTCTGAAAACTTTAAGGACGCTGGAAATCACCAAAAAAAGTACTACGTTATTGTGAACGATAAAATGCAAAGCTCTATATCTTCACAACGCATTGCAGGTTTAATTAAGAAAATGTTACGTGATGATAATTATATTGTAACCGATGATCCAAAAGAAGCCGACTTTGCAGTGGTGTATGCGGCTGGCATTGGCTCTAAGACTATTCAAACTACCCGTGCTGTATGGAACCCAGGAAAAAGTTTTACGGTCACTAATTATAATTCATCCAATTATTCGACAAGTACTTCGCATGGAAGCACTTCTGGAAGTGTTAGCTATGTACCAGATTCATATGATCTCTTGATTAGATGGTTAGACATTCATATTTTCGAAGCCGGTTCAATTCGAAATGCAAGCGACGGTGATACACAAGCTGTATGGATTTTTGAAGGAAAAAGCATAGGTAATAGAGCTTCACTTAACGAAGTGTCACCTTACATGCTCAGCGCTGCGTTTGAAAATTTTCTAAAGCCTGTAGAAAACAAAAAGCTCTTTTATGAAATGAATTAACCGGTAGGAATTAAAAAAGCACTTCCTTGTGCATTCTATGTCATCCTTGACGAGCTATTTGATTTTAGGAGCGGGTTGTTTATTCCGCGAACCAAACCACCACAATAAACAGGTCGTAGTTAAATATAAAATAGTCCCAATGATAGTTTTCAAAATCTCATACGCGTGCTCTTCGGGTATACTTGAACCAAGCAATTCTCGTGCTTGAAAATAAATCAAAGTCGTAATCACGCATAAATAAATTGTAAGCCCAGGTCTAACAATACCACGTATGAAATCAAGAATGACAAGTAACCATGTTTGAGTATTATTGGCGCGTGATGGGTCGCTGTATCTCTGAGGCTCGTTAAAAGACGCTGCGAATGCCTGGCTATCTGCGACGGCTTCACGTCCCGAGGCCTCTACTTCAGCAACCTTTGTGCGTCCGGCCCATTCGTGCGCCATGATTTCAGCGTCAACTTTTCTAAGTGTTAATTCATATTCATACTTTTGTTTGTTAAGCTGTAGATCTAATTGTTTATTTTTGAAATCTGCAATTCTTTGTACGACGACTCCCAAAATGCCCGTCATGCCGCCGCCGACAATGGATGAAAATGCAGCACCTAATAATTCAAGCATTTCGGATCTCCAATTCAAACGGTTCATGATTCATATAACTTTCAAAATGCCTGACAGCAGGCGCTGACAAAAGAACGGCCTTTTGATTTTCAATACTTCCAAGTTTTTCTCCGAGAGAGATGCACCCATTTAATTGGCATTTGAAGTTTTTTGAGGCATCGCCCATTAAGTTAGCACTATGAATTCTAATACCCACGCGTCCCGGTACTTTAATCTCATACATGTATCTTTTAAACCTTGCGGAATAAGTCCAACGGCATTCAAATTTTCCCTCTGGAATACATGAAATATTAGTTTGATTATCTCGCCAAGGAAGTTCGCCAGTGAAAAAAACACGATCACCAATCATAATTTTTCCGAATGTTCCTTGACCGCCTGATTCATGTCTTATCAATGTGACTCTCTTCAAGCCTTACCCATCATAAGAATTTCTATCGTTTGTAGCTGTCAGTGCGTTATCTATAGCACTTGCTAAATTGTCGATTCTAACATGTGCCCTTATCGCTGAGTCTTTTGAATCTTTAATGCCTGATTTAGTTTCAGCGACAAACATTCCACATTTAAAAATAAAAACTATGAGTGCTCCGACAGTACTCAGATTCGTCACTACTAAAATGCCAACAATCACATAAAGGGACTGTGGAACTTCAGTCATTAAGCAACTTTCACAATTCTAAAGCAATTAACTACGGATTCACCGGTTGGAGTACTAGCTGTGTTCGTATGCGGTCTAATAATGTCTCCTGCCACCAAATTCGTTACTACAGACCCCGTCGTATTGAAACCAGTATCTATTGAAAACGCTAACAATCTGAATGCATCGTTAGCAGAATTCAAAATACTAGTAGTCAGTGCAGTTGAATTTTTAGAAATACCGGTTGTATCTCCGGACGAAATCATAGAATCGACATAAGTAATGGCATAGACACCATCTTCATTAATTGTAAACACTGAGCCCTTGGTTGTCGTATTTGAAACAGAAATAGCGCTTCCAATGTTCGTGTTTATTACAGAGAAATATCTCACCATTGTATCATCGGTCCCCGTTTGAGTCGAAGTAGTGGTTGTAACGTGGACTTCACTTCTGGGAATTGAGTTTGAATTTCTATGGAAAAGGCTAATTTCCGAAGGCGCTGTGACCCATGTACCAGCAGTTGTTTGTGTTGATCTGATACTTCCAATATATCTCACTGGAACATTGGTTCTTGCAGTTGTTGAGTAAAGAGTTGTTTTAGAATCAGCCGCCCCGGCTCCGCCTTCCGATGTAGTGGAATGAAGTTGTGATTCATCCCAAATCCTAGAACCTGACCAAGCCAGTTCAACAGCACTAGCGTTATCTATTGCATATACATGAATGTATTCTGCAACGGCATTTTTAGTGCCGCCAGTTGATCCTGATGAAATAACAGTTGAAAGTGCGGCGGAGACAATTCTAACAATAGGTGTGCCAGTAGCTAGTGTGGCATTTCTAAACGCAAATTTTGAAGGGCCTGCAACCGCAGGGTCAGTGCCTGCTGCATTTTTCAAAGCGATTGTCATAGCATTTGAAGCTACAGTGGCTGCAATTGCGTAGTTTAATGTAAATCTAGGATCAATTACTTGAGACGATAGTGCTGCTAAAGTAACGCTACCATCTGCAATTGAACTGTTAAGAACAAAATTTGTCCCATCGTAAGTGATTAAATAAACGTTTCCCGTTGCGATCTCACCGTTACCAAGTGCGACTGCACTTTGTCTAACAATGCTCTTTGCGCCAAGGCTATTAATATTAACTGTGGCTGCACCGGTATTTGTATTGCTTGAAATAAATGCAAACGTGACACCGATTTGATAGGAGGTAAAAGTTTGAGTAGGTGTTAGTGTTAACGCGTTCGCTGTTCCGCCTGACGTGCCTCCCCAACGATAAGCCGCAGTGGGCGCCTCAGCCCAGTTACTTACGTTATCTACAGTCCACTGAGTAACATCACTTGAATCTTTAAGAACAAATTTATAAGAAAGATCTGCTAGCCATATGTTTGCTTCACCGTTTGCATCCATAACAACTGGATTTGCATTAGGTGTCGCGCCAGTATTATCAGTATACGTTGCCTGCGGAGTTGATGTACCAGCGGCATAGGAGTAAAGCTTACCCCCGGCTAGCGGTGCACCGTTTGCACTAAAAAATCTCTGTCTTATAGAAGGTGCTACACTTGCCATTAGAGTTTCTCCTGAATGTATTTAGATTTAATTTTTGCAAGCAACTGATCCATAGCTTTGGAATTTGGCTTAAGATCAGAGGCCGCTATTAAAAGACTTTTTCCTTCTTTAGAATTCATAATTTTCTCAATTACTTTTGGATTACTTAAAGCACCTGATTTGTCATGGCTCTTAAGTTTTTCTACGCCGTCATTGGCCCATTTCTCAGAACCTTTTAAGGGTCTTGACTCCTCTTGATCTGGTTTTTCATTATCTGATTTTCCCGGCTTAGAAAGAACTGAACCAGGACCGTTAGCCTCGTTTGACAATTTTTGAACTAGAGCTTGAAATGCTTTTGGGTTCTGGCTTTGAAGTTGGGCGAATTTGGGAGAGGTCGCAAGGGTTTTTGAGATCTTATCTAGTGTAAGGGCTGCGCTTTGTGACCCAAATCTTTGTAAGCCTTTTTTAGCTAACATTGCAACGCCCGCAGTTACCAAATCCCCAGTTACCGCAGCATAACCGCCCGCACCCGTTGCAGTAACTGCGTCAGTAATTCCAAAGAGTTGATTGCCTTGCTCTCTGGCTCCTTTATTAGTAAGTAGTTGTTCTGCATTAGATGCATTTCCATAAAGTTTTTTGCCAGTCTTTAATGTTTTATCTAAGCCCAAGCGATTAATAGATTTAGCACCGGCTTCAGTAGCTTCATCTATAGATTGGTTTACAATTCCATAGGCTTCTCGCGCCATTTTTTCTTTGTCAGTAATGTTAAGATTGTTTTTCCAGTTAGCGACTTTACCGAGCTCTTGTTTTAAGACTTGCGCTTCTTTAAGAGAAACATTCTTATCTCCACGCATGAGAATTGACTCAAGAGTATTTTCTAATTGTCTTGTTTCTCCTTGATTAATCGGACTGCGATAAAATCCACCGAGTTTTTCGTCTAACTTGCTGGCAACATCAAGAGGATTAAAAGTGCTCGCACCGGCATCGTCAATGGCCGAATAAACTTCATCCATTTTAGCGCCGCCCTTAGCTTTATTAGCTGCATTGCGTGCAATGACATCATCAGTTGATGAGAGAGGAGTTAATAGTTTTTCATCAAGTGCGTAACGACCGACTTCTTTAACTGTGTCTTTTCCAAGTTTTTTAATAGTCGCGCGCTCAGCGCCCACTGCTCGTGCTGCAAAACTCTCAGCTAGATCCCCTGATTTCTTACTTACAGCCTTTGCACTATTTCCAATTACTTTTGAAGCCTTGTCAGCGACTTTGCCTACAGTGCCCCCGATAGCTGCGCCTGTTGCAGTGTCAACAAGCATTCCTTTAGCATCCTCAGCTTCGGAATTACCAAGGCCTGTAATACCGCCTATCGCAGCGCCCTGTTTTAATAAAGAAGCACCTTTTGCAATCTTATTTACAGGAGAGAGTATGGCGCCGCCGATTTCAGCTACAGTTGATATGCCTGGGTTGTCTTTGGAATCTTGTATTAAAAGTTCGCGTTCATAATTACGTCCTTGTTCATATGCTTTTTTTAAAACTTCTAAATTAAGAGTAGGCCCGCCTTCAGCGCGTTCAATCTCATTCATAGGACCGCCAAGACCCTTTAAGCCCACAGATCGGCCAATTGCCTCACCTGCACCCGCAATTTCATCTGAGAAACCAGCCGTTGCACCTTGAGTTAATTTTCTAATAGCTGATACATATGCGGGTATCTTTTCAGATTCTTGAGCGCGTAGCCCGCCATTTGCGATCTTCTCAAGATCTGCATCGCTCATAAGTTCCATTTGGTCAGGGCTTTCTTTTCTAAGCCCACCACCGGCAATATGTTCTAATTCTGCATCAGATAAGTTTTCTAGATCCATTATTTCCCCGCAACCTTATTCTTTTTTCGTTGCTCCAGAATTTGTTTTGCGCGCTGCTCTTGTTGTGCAATCTGGTCATTGCCACCCGGTGAGAATTGACTTCTCGGCGCGCCCTGAGCTGCGGTATCGATGCCCGCTCTCGTTCTTGTGTTCACACGAGTTTGAAAATCTTTATTAGAATCTGCTTGGAACGCTTTAAGTTTTGCCAACGTTGGATCTTGTCCCTGAATAGCGGCAAGAGGAGAATTATATTCAAGTGGATCGTCTGGAATAATGGCTCGAATTATATCTTCATCGTTTTTAGAAAGCACTCCGAGCTTAGCCATGTTTTTATATTCAAGTAAAAGATCTTTAGAGAGTTGCTTCCCTCTTGCAACGTCTTCACGGTTAGAAAAATTTCCGCCCTTATGCTTTTCTCTTAGTGCAATCATTTGCTCAAGTTTATTATCGAAAGTTGATTTTGATTCAAAACTTTCTTTAAGCTTTTTGGCATCGTCTTCGGTATTGGCATATCCAAACGGAGTTTTAAGCCCCTGCTTTTTTTCATCCAATTTAATGCCCGCTTGAAACCTTCTTTCGTCCCTTGCTTCTTTGCGGTCGAGTGCTGAATTTTGTATTTTATCTTTTTCCAACTGATTGGCAATTTTTTCTTTGTACGAGAGCGATCTAGCCAGTACTCCATTGATAAATTTAGGGTCATAGCTAGGCGGCATTTGGGTAACATCAATTCCAGCTTTTGCAGCTTCTTTTATTCCAAATTGATAGCTCGGCTCATCTGTTATTGATCCTGCAATTCTTGTTATTGTATCAGCTTCATAAAGACTCTTTTTCGTCTTTGCTTCTGTCTGAGCGAGATCATGGGCGCTGAATTTTTGTTCACCTTCCAGATATTCTTGACCGCCGACTTTTGCGAGACCTGAAAGTGTTTTGTTTCGATCCACAGAAGTGGTGCCGTCAGGATTAGTCACAACGCCTGCGCTGTAGGCATCATCAATGTCTTTTTGTTTTTTATCAAGGGCGGCTTGTTTTTTACGCTTATCAATCATATCGCGCATATTCATGCCACGCTCAATGCCCCCAACTATGTCAGGAGTTTGTTGTTGTAAATAAATACTGTGATCTATCTGGGCCATGTTATTCTCCCGCCATTGTTGCTAAGAACAGTGACATTACTTTTTTCATATCGATCATCTTGTGGCCGTCTTCGTTTTCGACTACGAGTGTTCGTCCTAGTTTAGATTTTTGAAGATCTTGGGCCATTACTCCAACCCAATCACCCTCGCCATGCTTGTCTGAAATATATTTGAAAGAATATGCTTTGAGGTGTTTCTTCATTTCATCAAGATCTGCTTTTAAAACTGGAGTGACATTAGTTTTAAGACGCTCATCAGAAAAAGCGGCAGCGGCAGCGCCAGCACCCTGACTAACCAGTTGCGCTTGACGATTTGCTTGACCAATATTCGCAGCGCCTATGGCATTACCAAGACCGATTTGATTTGAGCCCACGGATTGACCGTACTGACTTGCGGCCTGACCCATTTGGCCGACTGCCGTTTGGCCGACGCCTGCAAGAGATGAGAGTCTATTAAATCTACGATCACGGTCTGAGTTGAACCGACTGTAGGCATTTTGATATTCATTGGTCGCAAAGTCTTGTCCGTAACGACTAAGGGCTTTTAGTGTGGCACCTGAGTTAAGTCCTCCGCGTGCAGCGGCTGATCTCTCTACAGCTTTAGCGCCCTCTTCCATTCGAAATTGATAACCAGGGTCCGCTTGATAATCTTCCATTTTAAAATCACGTTGGAAGTCAGGATTAGCTAAATCACCTAGGGCTTTTGTACCCGCCGCTCTCCAAGGTTCATTGTCAGCACGCTGTGTATCGAAAACATATCGAGCCGTTTGATTCGCTTCATTAGCGGCGCTTGTCTGCGCACTAATTGCTTTATCCGATGAGTTAGGACCCGCCATGTTAGTGCCGAGTACGTTATCAACAACACCGCCAACACCCTTAACTACATCACCCATTGTCTTCGCCCCCAATTTTTTTAACAATAAAAAGTATGTCGTGATTTGCTTTAACGACTTTAAAACCAACTTTTAACGATGCAAATAAAGTATTTGATGAGCCTTTATCAGCTAGATAAATGTTCGCTGAAATAAACGTGCATCCTAATTTAAGTGCAATTTCTTTAAGCTGTTCAATCAAGTTACGCCCCCTACTACCTGATCTCTCACTAAGATCAATACACATGTCGTTGATGTAACATTCCTCGCCTGAAATCTTGTAAGTGATGAATCCAAATTCATCCTCTAGAATTTCTCTGTCATCTCGTTCTTTTATATATTTTGCGTACAACGTATCTTTAAGCATTTAGCCCGCCATGCTCCTTACTCTGTAAGAGATTTTTGAAATAGAAGGAGTGCCTGTTACGTTGGTTGTCGTGTATTTAACTTTACCAGCGGCAGTAATTGTGAAAGTAATGCCAGCATCCTCTGGATAAAAGTCACCTTGAGAAATGGACCATGTAGCACTTGTGACCTGCCAAACCGAGTGAAGTACTCCGCTTTCGGTTAGCTCTACAGCTCCAACGCCAGTTGTAATTCGCTGAACAAAATATTCAATGAGAGATTGTTTTGTTGTATCTGAATTAAAAGCTAGGCCTTCAATGTCAACGGCTGCGGCTTGGTTGTTCGCAAGTTCAAATGTTTTTTCAACACCGAGTGGGTCAACAACGCGCTTTAAAAGAGTAAAGAATTGTTGCCAAGGAATAGATAGAAGTCCGTCAGAACCCGCAGGCTTATCTCGATATGGCACTTGCAGTAAGGGAAGATTTGCCATTAGCTTGCTCCCTTTTCAACTTCAAGTTCAGCGCCAATTAAGGCGACTTTTATTGGATCAGTAATGGTGACTCGAAACACACGGTCTCTAAATTTTCCAAGTCTGCGCCATAATGCCCGAGTTTTTGTCTTACCTATGGCTCCAACTGACGCCCACATTTCATTTGACCATGTATGGCCGCCGTCATCACTATATTGAAGCATTGCTTGAGGACTTGTGCCTTGACCGCCGCCGTCAACGCCTACGCCCGTTTCCATATCAAGTCTAAAACTATGACAAAAAAGAAAATCTCCTTCGCTTGAGACATGTGGTGAGGCTCTAAGTCTTGTGATGTATGCACCGTTGTCTGTGTAATATACGCCATCAAGTTGATAGACGTTGCCATCTGAATAATCACCGACAAGGTGAACACCTAAGTCTTTAATAAAAGAGTGAACATTTGCACGATGACGCTGAAGGACGCCATTTGAGGTGTATGCCCTCTCATGCCACAAATTTGTGGTTACGTCATAAACCCATGTGCCTTCTACAAAGTTAATGACATAAAAAATATGTCCGCCTGACTTATAACAATAGGCTACCGCTGTAGACATATCGTTGTACCCTTGAATTACTTTTTCAACTGCGTGAGTACTTACACGCTGAGGACTTAAGCCTCTTGCCATGTAAACAGATCCATTTCCAGTCTCAGAGCGACTTAGCCAAAAAACTGAGCCTTCAATTTTTGCGACACTGTGAGGAGCGACACACCCTTGCTCAACAAAGCCGCCTGAAATTCTTTCAAACGGAAAATCAGGATTTCCAGTATTAGAGAAAACTTCAATTGTTTTTGAATTAAAAAGCCATAGATCACGATTTAGTGCAATGAGTGCAACAATGTCGTCTGGATTTCCCTCAGCTGAGGCAAAATCTAAAGGACTTACAGTAAGGCTATTAATGTCTGAGACCCAAAACTTATTCGTACTTGATTCATTGAAAATAAAATAACCATCGATGTAATCCACATGCGTTGCAGTTGGCACGCCTGAAAATCCGAGTGATGTAAAGCTGCCAAATACGCTTGTAGCATTCACGAAAGCATAGTTAACAGTGCCGTCAACAAATACAGTGTGAAGTGAACTTGAAGCCGCATTCATTTTGCCTGTAGTTGTACTTAAAGAGCCGACTGTGCTCTGCGCCCAAACTCCTTCAGTGCGAGTAAGCCTGTATAGCGTGGCTCCGCTTGCGACAAATATTCTTCCGTCTGGATCCTCTTTAATAAGTCTAACTGGGCCACTTCCAACATTTTTAGCAAGTCTAAGACCTGGCGTACCTAAAAGTGCAGCGACTTCACGTTCTTTAGCGGTGCCTGTTTCATCAATCTCAGGATATAGATTTACACTGCGCTGACAGTTCACATTCACTGAGCGCGTTGTATAACTAGGTCCGATGAAACCAGGAAATCGCATTACTCACCCGTTTCAATGTTAAAAGGTTTTGAACCCATTAATGCGGCATCAACGCTTAAGTATTGAGGTTTAATATTCATGCGTTTGATATTTTCTTTTGATTCCATTGCACCCGAGACAAGCTCAGGGCTTGCAGATTTGCCGTATTCAGGTGCTAACTCTAAAGCAAGGTTGTATCTCAACGCCTTTGCAAATCCAGGCGGCATTGAAACCGTTGTGTCAAGTGTTGCAAACGCAGTAAATGGCTTCCAAGAATATAGTACGACTTTGTTAGTCGATGATGGCTTTGGCCAAAAATAAAGTGTGTTTAATGGAAAGCCTTCTTCCATGTATAGCTTTGTGGGAATATTTCCGGTCAGATCTTTGATTTTAATTTCAGACCATTCCTGATCATTTAAGATATGTAATCGATATTCAGTGGTAGGGCTTACAGATTGATCCTCGATAGTAGCTTCATTTATGCCTTGAGGGCGAGACGTGTTAAAAGTGCCAGCACTTCCAATTGTGTAAGATTGAGTTCCAGAGACAAGGCTAAACTCTTCTCTAACTCTGCCATATACTAAAAGTTTTTCAGTGGCCCAGCTATCAAGCATGTCATTAAGGACCGAAAGTCCGTCAGTTAGTTCTTCTGAAGTCGGTGTTTCTCCAGTAGATATTGCACCTAAAAGTCTTAGCGATCCTTTAAGTAGGTCTCTAACCGTTGCCATTACTTATCCTTCTTTTTAAACCACGGCCCAACATTCTTTTTAAGGCTTTTGGTTCTGGCTTTTCTTCTTTGGGTTGAATTTTCACTTCTTCTTTCACTTCTTCTTTTATTTCTTCAGGTTGAACCTTTGGTTCTTCTTTTGGTTCTTCCTTTGGCTCTTCCTTTGGCTCTTCTTTTACTTCTTCAGGTTGAACTTTTATTTCTTCCTTGACTTCAACTGCCAATGGATCAACTGGAGCTTCAACCCATTCTTTTGAAAGCAGGTCATGCTCTTCTTTTGATTTTACAACTTTCGGTGATTCTGATTTGTGATATACAAATTTAGGATATTCGACTTTAAGCATGTCTATTCCCCTTAAGGTTATGAAAATCAATCGCCATTTTATTTGCTTCGGCAACCGTGATGGCATCTGGCAATAAATCTAAATGACATTTTTTAAACTTTTTTCCAGACCCGCAAATACATGGACCATTACGTGGGTATTTCTTTAAAGGGTTGTAAACATAGCCGGGCTTTAATATGTAAACGCGCTTCTCGGCATAATTTGTGGTGTCCTTATCAGCGCTTGCGTATGTCTCGCCTTGCATTTTTAAATCCATCTTTTTTCCCTTATATATTAAACAAGGAGAGCCCTTCATAGGACTCCCCCTTCCAAATCTTAAATTAACCTAAGATCTTACAAGCAAATTCAGGACGAACTACTTTCCAACCGTAGAGAATATCTAAACGGCTAATTATTGTGTCAGTAGAAATGCTGTAGTCACGGATAAATCGGACAGATAATCCAGATTCTGGATCACTTGCACGAGAGGCCATATCAACACCACTTGGCATCTCTAAATCAGCGCAACCTAAAACAAATGCGTCTTTATGGTAGACCATGTTGTTTGAGGTAATAGTACTTACGGCTTGCAAGAAGGTAAGTGCTGCGTTGTCTGCAGGTAATGCATCAACATTTTGTAATGAACCTGAGGCAGATGAATAAATGCTAGGTGCAATACTTAGTGTTGCGTTACCAGAACCATCAGATGAAGCGTCAGCGGTTACTACGAATTGCTGTAACACTCCTGTGCTTTGTTTTGTAATTGGGTTTACAGAGTAAACAGCTGCAATTGTGAAAACATCACCAGCTTTAACTCTGTTTGCTGCGGCGGCTGTCCAAGCATCGGTAACGAGAGTCGAAGCGCCCGTAGCAGGTACACCGTTTGTAAGAGGTGTTCCTCCACGTTGACCAGAAGTGTAAGAGTAAATGTTCTGAGCCATTTTCCACT